TGAATGTTCTGGCAGGGGAGCGTACTTAAGAGGTGGCAGCCAGATAAAGTGCTCCCAATGCGACAAAGGCTCTGTAACGTGCCCAGAATGCAAAGGCAAGGGTGGTCTGATCATTGCCCCCGAGACTGCCCAGCGTCGTCCCACCACGGGCCAAGTCCTGAGCGCTGGCCCCGCCTGCAAGGTCCTCAGCCCTGGCCAGAACGTCATGTACTCCAACTTCGCCGGATACGTGGTCGATCTCCAGAGGGCGGGCAAGAATGTGAGCATCCGAATCCTGCATGAGACTGAGGTTCTATGTGGCATGGAAGGGCAACTCCAGCTCCGGAATTTCAAGGGTAAGACTGAGATCGCGGAGTTCGGTGGATAACACCTCCCTATCAACTCTCTCTCTAAGAGAGAGAGGTCAAATATAGCGGTACCGATAGATATAACATATAAGATAGGGGTATCAGTCCAGTGCAATGGAAAGCATTACCAATCCCCGACACAAAAGACACCGAAAAGTTCAGGTGGGCCATACGTCTGAACTCCCTCGGTTCCCTATACTTTTTCGTCAAGGTTACACTCCAGAAGGGTAGATTGACGGAAAGTCTACACCGGCCTATCCTCCAGCGCCTTGAGACTGACCGCCCCCGCTATCTCCTCGAAATGCCCCGTGACCACTTCAAGACAGTCATGGTGACGGAAGGCAGAACCATGTGGAGAGTCCTCCCCTTCAATGAGGCTGACGAGGCAGCCATGCGAGAGCTGGGCTATGGTGACGACTGGATAGGCTGGATGAAGCGGGCGCACGACCCCCGCCGCCGCGTTCTAACGGTCTCCGAAATCATTAACAATGCGGTTAAGATTGGCCATCGCATCGACTGGCACTATCGCGAGAACACCCTCTTTCGGTTCGCCTTCCCCGAAATCATCCCCGACTCCAAGTGCACCTGGAACGACGAGACCAAGGTCCACAAGGCTGCTAATCGGGGAGCCCAAGGGGAGGGCACGTTTGACTTTCTGGGGGTGGGTGGTGCCCTTCAATCCCGCCACTACTCGGACGTGAATGAGGACGACGTAATTGGAAAGGATGCTCTTGAGTCGGACCTGATGATGGCCAAGACGATTGACTATCACAAGCTGCTGATTGGCGCGTTCGAGCGATATACCGAAGCTAACTGGACGGTAGTCAACAACCGTTGGGCACCAAACGACCTGTCTGGCTGGATTAGGGAGCACCAGAAAGAGTTCGTGATTGAGTCCCACTCGGCCCTTGGGGACTGCGACCGCCGCTACTGTTCTGATCCCCATATCCCAGGCACTCCCATCTTTCCGGAGGAGTTCTCGGTGGAAACGTTGGCTGAAATCCGGCGCGTTCAAGGCCCCTATTTCTTCTCGCACCAGTACCTCAACCTGCCAGTCAACCCCGAGGAATGTATCTTCAACAAGGACTGGCTCCGATTCTATGCACCAACCCAGTCTCCCATGCGGCAGGGCCGACACTGGCTGGGCCATGAGGTGCGGGAGGGGGAGACCATTAAGGACCTTGACCCCAATACGTTGGTTCGAACCATCGTGGTAGACCCGAATCATGCGGAGGAGAGAGGCCGGTGCCACCATGCTATTGTGGTTACGGGCATCGACCCCGACAACGACCGGGTGTACCTGCTGGATGTGTGGGCCAAGTCTACCAGCTATGACGAGCTGGTGAACAACATCTTCAAGATGGGGGAGCGGTGGAATTTGAGGGAGTTCTGGCTGGAGACTGTTGCGGCCCAAAGGATGCTTCGCTACCCTGTAGAGTACAAGAACAAGGTTTCCCCGTGGAGGATGAGCATCAAGGAGCTAAAGAGTGACCGGGGAGCCAATGCCAAGCGGGTCAGGATTGAGACCCTTGAGCCGCTATTTCGGGATGGCCGGTTCTGGGTGCGGCAGGACCAGAGCGAATTCCTTGACGAGTACTATAACTATCCGGGTGGCCGGACGGTGGACATCCTTGACTGTCTTGGCTACTCGACCCAGACGTGGAACGCGATCCATGCCAAGCAGTTACTTGGTATAATTCGAGAGAGAAAGACTCGCTGGGCTACCCGACGTTCCAGCGTAACGGGGTACTAATGCCGCTTACTATTGCCCACGAATACAAGATTCAACCCAATGTTGTGCCGACGGTTGGTGGGGAATCGAAGTACAAGTTCAAAGCCATATGCGGCTGTCAATGGGAGTTTTTGGCGACCACTGAGGACTTGGCGAAACGATATGCGGACGCGCATGTTCTGTACCATGTGAGGTTTGGTGGATAAGCAATTTGAACTCGTAGATGTCAGCTTTGGGAAAGACGTGGAAGCTGATATTGAGCGTTTCATTGAGCAGCAGTTGATGTGGCTTGAGGACGCACACCAGGAACTTCATAAGTCCAAACTACCCAAGTGGCGTCGCATCTATTTGGGCATTCCAGCCGAGGCCACCCGCAACTTCCCTTTCCCCAATGCTGCCAACACCATTGTGCAGGTAGTGGGGGAAACAGTCGATACCATGGTTGCCCGTGTCATGGGCTTGCTCTACGCTACCCATCCATTGTGGAACTTCCAGAACTTCTGTAAGGAAGCTACGATGGACAAACGAAAGTTACGAGAGACCCAACGTAAGCTGATTGAAGAGTTCATGGAGATTGTGGGTATGGAGCCCGCCGAACTCAACCTTCAGCCAATTGAAGCCTTGTGGTTCACGGATGCTTGCAAGTTGGGTACGGCGTTCATCAAGCTGGCCATGGAGCATGTAGTTGAGTCTGTGGTTGTGGGCTACGAGAGTGATGCTAAGAAGCGGATCAAGGGCAACGAAACGGTCATCTACTCGGGACCTCGCGTAACTAATCTGCGGCATGAGGATGTACTGGCTGACCCCTCGGCAGATACGCTTGAGAAAGCACCGTTCGTGGCTGTGAAGCACAAGCTATATCGAACGGATTTGGAGGACCGGGCGTTCCGGGGAATCTACGATCCCAAAGTTGTGGATCAGATAATCATGTCCCCTGACCGGACAGCTCCTAGGGAGCAGGAACGCCAGGAGATGCAGGACCAGGGCATATCGACTCCGGCGCGACCGGAGGCTACTGCGGAGTGGGAAGTCAGCGAGTGCTATTTCCCCTGGTGGCAGAATGGCCGGAAGTATCGGTTGTTCTATAGCTATCACAAAAAGACCAAGAAGGTTCTGCGGAAGGTATTCAACTTCTTTCCGACCAATGAACTGCCTGTTAAGCGAACACGCCTCGGCTACCGGACCAATGGATTGTATGGCCATGGATATGCCGAGTTGCTGGAGACCTATCAGGAAGAGTTATCGACGACGCATAACCAAAGACTTGATAATGGAACTGTCGCCAATATACGCGCTCTCCGTGTGTCGCCAAGGGCTAGGGCTCTTGATGCTAATATGGAGCTTTACCCGTCGGCCCTCCTCGTGGGAGAAAAGGACGAGATTGAGGCAGTCCAAGTCGGGGATGTGTATCCCTCCACATTTAAGAATGAAGAAATGACCTTGCAGTTAGTGGCCCGTCGTGCAGGTATTACCCCGGCGATTTCGGGGAGTGGCACGGGGGGCATGATGAAGCGTCCGGCAGTATACTCCGCGCAGGGTACACTCGCCGTGATGCAAGAGAATAACTCGGTAGTGGGATTTGCAACTAGCGAGTTCCGCCACGCTCACGTCATCCTCGGGTCAGCCGTTACCGCATTGTATGGCAAGTTTGGGACGGAAGGCCGGGAGGAGATGTTTGGCATGGATGGGCAGACGTTGAAGGATGCCCTGAAAGAGTTTGAAGGCAATCGCCTGCGAATCCCCATTCGAGCCTCCACGGGTTCGATGAACAAGGAAGTTGACAAGCAGACCGGGATGCTAATTGCCGGGTTGATGCAACGTTACATCACGGCGTCAGGTCAATTGATGCAGGCCATCGCATCTCCTATGGCACCTCCTGAAACCAAGCAGTTTTTCACTCGGGCCATCCAAACGAGTGAGTTGCTGCATAAACGAATACTGAAGGACTTTGGCTATGACCAACCAGACATCTACGTCCCAGAGGCTCAAGTCAGTGACCAACCACAAGGGCAGCAAGGCCAACCTCAAGGCCAACCGGGTGCTGGAGCTGGTCCAGGGGGAGGCGTACCCATGGCGGGAGCTGGCGGTGGTGGAGCCGGGGCTCTTGCAGGACTTCTTCCGGGGGCCGGTATGGGAGGCTCTGGTGGCGGGCCTGTCCCGCATTAAAGAGTCTGAAACCTCGCGGGTCATGTCTACTCGCGATCCCCTTGATGGCGCTGAGTCCAAGGGTGCTGTATGGTTGGTTTGTGATATCCTGAAATTGCCATCCGAAATGAAGGCGGTTGATACTGCCTTGAAGGAATCCAATGACGTGGCCGTTTGAAAGACCTGTGAATACTCCTACTCCCGATCCTGTCAACGCTGCTGAAAGGCCCCCCGAGAAAACTGCCGCCGAACTCATTGCGGACGCACTCAAGCCGTTAGTTGAGGCCCAGACCGCGTTCCAGACCAAACTGGATGAGCGGCTCCACAATCTGGAGAACCAGACCAAGCCCCGTGAGCCCAAGACTCCGACCAATCCTGCGGAGCCCATCTCAGTGCTTGATGATGAGAATGCTGCGTTCGCTCAGCGCATGACCCCCATCCTCCAGCGTCAGTTGGAGTTTGAATCTAGGGTGGTCAAAAAGGACATCAAGAACGAATATCACTCGGCGGGCTATGGAGACTTGTGGAATCAGTTTGAGGCCGAGATTGATGCCATGTGTGACAATGCTCCCCTTGTCTCGGGTGAGGGCAAGACCCTGCGTGGTGACCCCCAGTACATTCGGAATGTGGTGGACATGGTGCTCGGGCGGGCGGCTCGGAAAGCTGGGATGCGGTTCGATGGAAAGAGCAAAGGGTTCTTTCTGGAGAGTGCATCAAGTGGACCGGAGGCGGCTGGCCGGGGTGACAACAGTGATGGCATGACAGAGTTGCAGCGCAAGGTGACTGCAAGGATGGGCATTCCTCTGGACAAGGCCAAGGACGCAATTAAGAAACTCCACTTCGTTAACTAGGAGCGCCAATGGATAAGCCAAATGGTGTGGTAGAAGTACCCATGCATGAGCTGGTTATTAGGTGGATTCCATCGAATGGTCAGTTGCAGTTTGGATGCAGTACACAAGACCCGGTTCTTCAACTGGGAATGATTGAGATGGCCAAGGTTGCCATGATTGAGCAGAGGGCGGCTGCGGCGGCAGGTAAGGGTCCAAGTTTGATAGTCCCAGCGAGGTTTTCATAGTGACCAGTTATGGTACAATTGCAGGTAGTCACAGTTCAGTTGATCCGGCTGTTGAGCTGGTTTTGCGTGAGTTCACCCGCGACAAGATGTACGGATCGGTTGAGATCAAGTTTGAAGCAGGACGGGTCGTCCTAGTAAGACGAACCGAGTCGATAAAGCCAGCTAACCTGAATAACAGGGAAGAGGGTAGTGATTGATGAGATAAATGATTACCACACAAACTGGGACCAAGTTAGGCGAGAACGTTGTAGCTGACGTGAACGCCAACGTTTCTCTTCCCCCCTCTGCACCCCGTTCCATTTCCCCTGATGCTGCTATCCTCCTGAACAAGTCTATTATTGCTCGTCCCCTGATGGTTCCTGAAGTTTGTTCCCTTAAAGTCAAGAACACCGAGTATCGGTATCGTTGGGTCAATCGCGATGGTCAGAGTGGCCGGGTGTACATGCAGCGTAGGGCTCAGGGTTTCATCAATGCCACCAATGAGGATGTTGAGATTCTTGGCGGCGATGCTATCAACAAGGACGGCGAGATTCGGGCAGGCGATCTGGTGCTCATGAAGATTCGGGCAGACATCTACGATGCTGCCATGAAGTACAACATGCAGAAAGCATATGCTCTCCAGCGGACCCGTGGGGTTCACCTGGAGGGTGCTTCGGCGGATATCTATGCAGATGACAAGCCAAGCCGGGTGAGTGTGAGTGAGGAACCGTTCGCTAAGAGCGGACTGGCCAAGCCGTTCATCCCCGAGAATGCCGATGCGATCATTGACAGTTCTATTAAGAGTGGTCGCCGTGATCAGTTGATTGCGGAGACTGAGTTGCGCCATAAGAGCGCAGCTAAGGTAAACGAGGTCTAACTGTGGCTATCACTGCGATTCCAATCCAACCTGTTGAGTCTCTTTCGGGCAATCAGTTCCGAGCCTTCCGAATCATTGAAGAACTGACCCAGACCTTCAAAGTTGGTACTCCAGTCTCGTTGGCCGCTGGCGACGGTGGCGTGCAGGCTTGGGTAGCCAATACGCAGGGTCCCGGTGTGGGTGGCATTTGCGGGATCAGCTATGAGGCTGCGTCCAACCTTACGGCCACCGGCATTGGTGCTCCGGTTCCGTTCTCTCCGCTACTTGGTCTTGGCGCGACTGTGACCTTTGGCTCTGTGCCCAACCAGACCAGCGCGAAGAACATTCCCCACGGTGCCCCTCTCAATGACGGTCGCGTGGGCTTCATTCTCCCGGCAGCCGACGTAATCTTCTCGGCCACCTTCGGCAACGCTGGCAACACTGCCACCCCCGCTGCAACCAACGTGGGCAAGCAGTATGGTCTGTCGATTGACTCGGGATCGAACTTCTGGTATGTGGATACGTCCAAGACCACTGCCGGAACCAACACAGTTTGTACGGTTATTGCACTCGATTTGCGCGACGTTCCCGGTGCGGGGACTCGCGTTCTGATCCAATTCCTCGCTAGCGCAGTGAACCTGCTCGGCTAAGGGTTAGGAGCTTCCGTTATGATGGTACGCGGTACTTTCGCACAAACTCTGGCACCGGGCGTGCATCACTGGTTCCTGCACTTCCTTGATCTCCAGATGCGCGAAGAGGAATACACCCACGTCTTTAATGTGGAAACCTCTCAACAGGCATTCGAAGACGAGATCGAAATGGCAGGTGTCGGTGCCATGCCTGAAAAGCCCGAGGGTTCTGCCGCCATCTATGACGACATGATTCAGGGCGGCACCAAGCGCTACGTCCATCTGACCTATGCTCTTGGGTCCCGTGCGACGTGGGAACTCATTGAGGATGACCAGTACGGCATTCTCAAGCAGGTCCCGAAGGCACATGCCCGCTCTGCCATGTTCGCCCGCGAACAGGTTGCGTTCAACGTTCTGAACCTTGGGTTCTCGACGGTGACCACGACCGACGGAGTTTCGTTGTTCAACACCCAGCATCCTCTGTTGGGTGGGACCGCCGCGACCAACCTTGGTCCTGGCCTGACCAACGTGATCTTCGCCTCTGGTACCTATCCCAATCGCCCCTCACCTGACGTGGACCTGTCGTTCACGGCCATTCAGTTGATGGTCAACCAGTTCGAGCGTATGGTTGACTCGCAGGGCATTCCGGTTCGGGTTAAGCCGCGCTATGTGCTGATCCCACCCGAGTTGAAGTTCATAGCCCGCGAAATCCTCGGAAGTCCGGGGAAGCCCTATACTGCCGACAATGAACTGAACTCGTTGCTCGGTGAGGACCTGAAGTTCCGGGTCATCCACTATTTCACGTCGCAGTCTGCTTGGTTCGCGGTTGCAGAGAAGGACGCACATCAGGTGAAGTTCTTCGACCGCCATCCAATCGACACGGACTACGACGATGACTTTGATACTCGTTCCACTAAGGTTCTGACGTTCCAGCGCTTCTCTGCTGGTGCGACGAGCTGGGTAGGAACGTGGGGCTCTAACGGCCCGTAGGAGCCAAGATGTCCAAGCTGGTTCACATTCTCGTTCAGGTGGCATTGGCCATTGTGCAGGTAAGTGGTCTTGCCACTTCATTCGTACCTCCTAAGTACCAACCCATGGTTACGGCTGTGGTTGGAGTGGCTCAGGCGGGACTAGCGATCTATAATCATGGAGGCTCCAATGTCCAAAGCGGTAAGTAAGTCTAAGCTAACCAGCAAGATGAAAAAGACCGCCCGTCAGGGTGGACAGCCTCGGGCGCGGAGAGCGCGATGAGCTGTGGTGAAATCACCAAATGGAGTGAACGCACGGAACCACGTCGTCTCACTCGTTTGAATCACCACGTCATGCATGGGGACATGGCCACTGGGCGCAAGTCTGGTGGTGGTGCGGCAAAGATCACCCATCGAGGTGAACACTCGAAGGGGACGACTCGCATTAGCGAGACCAAGCGGTGATGCATGTTATGGCGCAGTCAACGGACCAACGTTTATCACATCTGTCAGCGTTGCGGGGTGCGTCAACCACTCTCTCGCATGCGATGGCAGAACGGCATCCTTGTGTGTGACGTTAATCGTTGCATTGATACTGCCATCATCGGCAGTCGCGACCTGAGCGTAGACAAACAGATTGGGGTATGGCGGCATGAACTAGAACCCGATCCCAAACTCACAACTCCTATTGAACGCAAAAACGATCAATATGAGGTGCTGTACTAGGAGCAATAATGCCCCGAACTTTTGGTGGACTGTACCTTTACAACGCGGCAGGCCTTGTAGTTCCGACGGCCAACGTGGGTGTCACTGCGGGGCTTTACTCAATTCTCATTGACGCCAGTGGCATTCCCTACTGGGGCCAGACTGTGGCTGGGGCTGCTACCACCGTATTTCTCCCTGACAACTCCAATCTCACCCGTCCCTACATCACTTACCCAGCCGACCCTGGACAGGGTAATGCTGTCCCAGTAGCCAACGAGTTCAAGGATATGTTTGGCACGGCTGCGGGAGGTCCGGGCAATCCGTTCAGTGGCATCGCAGCGGGCAGTACCGCCACAGCAGGCACCATTCAAGGCTCCCAGTTTGGCACTCCCCCAGTTCCCTGGGGCATGGCCGCTGTAGATGTGTTCGCCATTTACTCGGTCCAGACGGCAGCCTTAACCGCCGCAACCATAGGCCTCCAACGGGTAATTTGGTCGGAGAACGTTGCGGAGGGTGTTTCTACCGTACTCGCTCCCACAGCTCTCTCGTTGACCACTACGACTTCTGCCACTACTCCCCATGTCCAGAAGGTATCTCTGGCTCAACCTCTGGCGTTCGAGAACGTGGACTACTCACAGTTGATCATCACGCTCTCGATCAATGCTGCGGCCACCTCGGTAGTCCGAGTTTATGGCATCGGAATGCACGTAGTTTGCATGTACACCTAGGAGCGAGTTGTGGCTAATCTTCAATCCAATCCGTGGAGTTTTACCTCCACCGATCCTGCGACTGCGGCCATCACGTCCATCACGCTCAATGCTGATGGCACCGTCACTGTGGTCACCACTGGAGCCCTCACCTTCAACACTGCCCTCTACACCAGTGAAGTTGGTGTTGAACCTCCTCTTGGATTCACGGTCATCGGTGTCACCAACACCGTGTACATCGGCTTCTACTATCTGATCACGGGAGCATCAGGTGGCACTACCTTCATCCTCAAGCCCCAGTTCAACATCGCCGCTGGAACCGCTGCCTCCTCGGGTGGCACTATTGCCCAATGTCTTTATCGCCAATACGTCCGCATCGAGGACATGTCATGGCAGGCAACCAACACGGGAACAGGTGTCACCTCTGGAGTCCTTTTCCTAACTGATCGCAGCGGCAACACCATCTGGCAGTCCGCCATTGGAGCTACCGGAGCCTTCGGCCAACTCAATCGTGGCAAGCTGTTCTGGGTCAATGGATTCACTCCCATCACCATCCCGATCAACAGCATCGTCCTTGTCACCATCGACTAAGTTAGAATAGACATGTGGGAAAACCATTCGAGATCACGTACTCACCTTCCCAATGGGATGCTCCTCCCGGTGGCATAGCCCAGGCCTGGTCCGTCCCCTACGGAGGCCTTAACGTCCAGTTCCCCGAGAACCAGATAGGCCCCAACTTCACCCCGGCAATGGACAACTTCTATTTCCGGAATGGAGAACTCCGGACTCGCCCCCAATTCGGACTATTGCTCCCCGGCCCCGATGGTGCCAATCCCATCCTCGGCGTTGGGAGTTTTCTCTCCCACAATCTCATCTGGCATACATTCGCGTTCACTGTCAATGGACTCTTCCAGATTAGAGGTAATGCCCTCGCCCTCTTCAACTCGGGCCAGAACCCATGGGTGACGCTAGGCGGTCCACTCCTCGGCTCTAACCCCGTATCCTGGCGTACATTCCAATCCGTGCTATACTACACCAATGGCACTGGCCATCTCTCGGCATGGGACGGGGTGGCCACCAATCCAATAGTGGACGTGGCATTTTCGGGCACAACTAATCCAC